TAGTGTGCCAGCCATGTGATTTCCTTATTAAACAACGACCCAGCGGGAGCCGGTCGATACTGTTACCACATAGCCAGTTCCGATAGTAATCGGGCCAGCAGACATGGCGTTGGTGCTTGTTGGGATGGTGTAGTTGGTGCTAATCGTCTGTGCGTTTTCCGTCACGCAGTAAACGTTAGAAACAACTAGCGGGGTGGTGATACCGGCTGTGCCGTCTAGTATGATTGACATATTATTTTACTCGTAAAGAATGTTAACTGAACCAGCAGTAAAAGTGTCTGTGCCGTTGGTAGTTGCCAAAGAAACTTGAGTTAATGCTGAACCCAAAGCAATAGAACCAGCACCTTGTGAAGTGTAATAGTTGCTACTGTAATTAAACCCAATAAGTTCTGTACAAACCCAAGTATTTCCAGTTAATTGTGTTAATACAAAAGTTCCGCTTCTTAAAGCGTTAGTAACTGAATTTGGGAAAGAAGCAAATCCACTTGTTGAAGTTGATTTATCTGTAGAACCACCAGTTTGAGAAAAATAAAAAAGATACCCTGAAGAAACTATTCCACCGCTTGTTCCAACTTGAAGTTGTAATCCAGAAGAACCGCTAGTATTAACTCCTAAAATAGTAACAGTAATGCGTTTTACCCAACTTGGAATACCAGTAAAAGTAATCGATGTTCCACTAGTAGTTGCTTGAGCGGTACCGCTAGTAATCAAAGAAGTACCCGCGGAGTAGCTGCTAATCGTCATTCCAGTAGACTGCACTGTGGCAATATTGGTGCCGTTAGCTTGTAGTGCCAAACTACCAGAAGTATCTGGAGATACCACTACTCCTGCTGTAGTTGATGCGTTAATAATTGATGTCATTTATTTATACCTTAGGTGGGATTGTTGGCTCTGGTTGGTTAGTAGTCAAAACTGTGCCATTCCATGTAAATCCAATTTGACCTTGACCGATTACTTGAGTTAATACCCAAGCTGGTGGAGTTGCTCCATTAGATGCCCATACCATAGCTGGTGTAGTTGCTTGAACTAACATTGTTGCATCTGCAGGTGGTTGCCATGTATTTGTATCACCATCCCAAATAACAAGATTAGTAACTACATTAGATTCAATTTGTAAATAGTTTTGAGTTGTCATATTAGATTACCATTCAAAAATTACAATACCACCTACACCAGCACCACCACTAGTGCCTCCACCGCTACCACCAGCCCCATAAGCGCCTCCAGCAAAACCAGCAGCATTACCCGACCCTTGAGGTTGCCCACCACCAGCAAAGATACTATTTCCGCCAGCACCACTAGATGTAAAAGCTGGATTTCCAACAAAAAAGCCACCAGCACCACCAGTTAAGTTTAAATTAGCACCACTAACTGTTCCTCCTGCTGAGGCACTAGTATTTCCAGTTGCCCCTCCAGCAGTGCCGCCATTTGCTGTAATAGTTGTAATAGTTTGAGTACCAGAAGCAATTCTAGACAAACCACCAGCACCACCACCATTCCCTGTGCCACCACCACCACCATTTGCACCAACAGTTACAGCAATAGTATTTCCTGCTGTTAAGCCAGTTAAATAAGATATACCAGCACCACCAGCACCACCACCATTACCAAAACCTCCAGTAGTATCGCCACCGCCACCTCCAGCACCACCACCTACAACAGTTACTTTAAGTGCAGTAACTCCAGTAGGAATAGTAAAAGTGCCTGATGAGGTAAATGCTTGACCTAAAACACCGGGAAATACGCTTGAAGTTGTTGCTAAAGTACCAGATGTAGATGGTAAAGTTAATGTAGTTGTTACAGCATCGGTAGGTGTTAGTGTAGTACTACCGCTTGTTGCGCCTTGAAGAACAATATTGCCCATTTTAATTCCTTATAAAATAACCCAGCGGCTGCTTGGGGGTATTGTAATTGTTACGCTGTTGCCCAAGGTGAGCGGTCCAGTTGATGATGCGTTGTTGCCAACGGGGATAGTATAACTGTAATTTACAGCATTGCTATTAAGATAAAAAACATGATCGCTGCCACCACCTGTTGCGCCACCACCAACCGCGCCCCATGCGGTGCCATTATAGCCTTCAAACCCACTTGTTGAGGTGTTGAAACGGAACATACCAGCAGTCGCGTTGGCTGGCTCTTGTCCTGTAGTGCCGACAGGCACGGTGATCGCTGCGTTAGAACCAAACACCACGTTGTTACCACTAACGTTCAATCCGCCAGTGATGTTGACGATTGATCCATTCCAAGCTAAGTTGCCTGAGCTAGATAACAATCCACCTGCGCCAGCGTACACGATTGTGTTGGCTGATAAGCTAGTGTCAGTAATGCTGTTAAACGTTGCGTTGCCACTTGATCTAGTCGCAATAACTTGCACAACATTATTTGCGTCTTTATAAAACAGCTTGCCATCAGCAGAGTTAAGCGCTAGTTCGCCGCTTGCCAGATTGGCCGCGGTTGGTGTGCTATTTGCTGTTGTGCTGTAATATAGCTGAATTGTGGTATTGCCAGAAGATGCCATGTTTATACCTTTAAGTATTCTAAAACTTCTGATGGTTTTAGAAAGCGTTCATTTTTATGCTCTGTTGCTTCCCACCAAAGAAACTGATTCTTTGCTAGGTGTTCTCTGCCTTTCAGCAAATTAATATTTTCAGGGTGTCCGTATATCAGTGGATCAGATGGACCCCATAATACTACACCTTTTATTCCTTCGTCCCAGCCAAGGTGTTGGAAAAAACTATCTACTCCAATCCATGTGCGGCATTGCCAAAGTAATTCTCTTAATGCACTAATCGGCAAGTCAGTTCTAAAATCAGGAACTAGCTGCTTTTCGCCCGTTACGCCAACTTGCACAATTGGCTCATCAATTAATTCAATCAATCCTTTCCAATAGGGATAGTTCTTGGGATTTTGTTTGCCGTTACGTAGTTTTTGGGCGTATGGTGCTATGATAATCATAAATACATCTTTCGATACGCGTCTTCTAAACTACCTTGCCACTTCCACTGGTCCATCTTTTTGTAGATGTTCCAAGTATCAATATCGCCAAACAACTGCTGCGCTTGTGCTATTGGTCTGCCTTGAATTACTTCAGGATAGCATGTAAAAATAAGGGGATTGCGAACAGCAGGCAAAACGTGACTAAAGACAATATGATCGCCGAGACCGCAATTAAGAACGACAATAGTATGGTCTTTGTACTTAAGGACATTTCTAAATATTTGCTCATCGTGCTCGTACATCTCCCGCTTTGTCTCACTGCGAATGCCACCTTGTGGGTTCTTCATGTGCCACGTTACCGCGTCAGGCACTGCAACAACTTCATAACCTTTTTGACGCAAACCATACGTAAACAAAGTCTCTTCGCGGTGCGCTACCCTTGACAGGCCAGTGTTGTAATCTACAACTTCAGCGCGATACAAAAATGTGCAGTGTAAATGCTCAACTTGTTTAGTGACCTTAATGTTGCCCCACTGAATATTGGGCTCATTATCAATGTTGTCAATTTTACCGCTAACTAGGCTTGTATCTGGCATGTATGGCGGAGTTAACACCGAACCGCCTACTGCACCAACGCTAGGTTGCACCCAACGGTACAAATTCTCTAGCACATTAGGCTCTGGTATTGCGTCGTCATCAACACGCCACACCCATTCATAGCCTTCTGTATTAGCAGCTTGGTGAATGTGGTGCTGGCCTTTTTTGCCTGCAAACCGCCACTCCCACTCAATCTTTTTTGCGTCTAACATCTGAAAAAAGTAGCTGTAAATCATCTCTTTTCGCATGTCTTGCGGCTCGTCGTTATCATCAAACACAATCAGCTTGTCTACTGGTTTGGTTTGATTAATAACCGCGTTTAATACTAATGGCAATGTGGTAAAGTATCTGCCACGGGTTGCTATTGAGCAAAGAACTTTAGGCTGCATATTTGCTCGCTAACTTTGCTTCGTTTTGGGCAAATACTTGTGCCCAGTTTTGTACTAGCTCAGGGTCCAACACAGTGCCTTCAGCTGCGTGGTAGATTGGGAACGAACCATCATCAAAGTTCAAATCAATCTTAAATCCAGCGTCTTGTGCTTTTGCGCAGAACTCAATGTCTTCACAGCCGCCAATGCCATACTCTTCGTTTAGCAAACCAATCGTATCAAACACTTTGCGGTCAATCATCACACAGAAAAACACTGCAAATCGGCGTTTGGTGATGTGTGAATACTGAGACCACACACCTGATATATCGCCTGTATCTAACATCTTAAGCCACTGGTTCTTATCTCGTTCTAGCAGCAGCGTATCGTTATTTAACAATATGATGCGGTTAGCGCTTGCTAACTTAATGCCTTCGTTTGTGGCCTTTGCAAACCCAACTGGCTCATCATTCCATACGGCTTTTAAGTTTGGCACTACTGTTGACAAATAAAACAAATACTGCTTAGTGTTGTCAGTGCAACCATTAGCTGACACAATTAATTCCACATCTGCCATGTCCGTGTACTGAATAATTGACTCAATACAAGGTTTTAAATACTTTTCGCAGTTGTTGTACGTAGGTATGATAATACTATATTTTTTCATCCCAACATTATAATACAACCCACCGATTTCCTGCAGGAATTGTTACCGTTATTCCCGAATTAACTGTCATAGGTCCAACTGATAACGCATTACGTCCTGCAGTAACCACATAACTAGTACTGACTGTATTGGCATTTTCCATCAAACCGTTACTAGCTATGTGTTGCGGTGCTACCAAATCGCCAGTTCCCGGATTAAACGTATAAGACGCACTAACGTTTGCTGATGAGAACGTGCCAGTGGTTGCGTTGGCAAATACTGGGTAATATACCGAATTGGCTGTCGCATTACCTAGCGTAGCACCACCACTAAAGTTAACCCAAACTGGTGCAGCGCCTGATCCTAATGATTCTAATATCTGACCCGATGTGCCATACGAACCACTAAACCC